CCGGTCGATGCGCTTCTGCGGGGCGAGACGCCGCCGACCGGCGCGCGGATCGTGCGGGCGAATTGGAGCGACAATCCGTGGTTCCCGTCCGTGCTGGAGCAGGAGCGCTTGGACTGCCTCCGCAACCAGCCTGACCAATACGACCACATATGGGAAGGCGGGTATGCGACTGTGACGACCGGCGCGTATTACGCAAAGCAGCTAGCGCAGGCACGATCCGAAGGGCGGATTGGCAAGGTCTCGCCAGACCCGAACATGACCAAGCGGGCCTTTTGGGACATTGGCGGAACGGGCAGCAAGGCGGATGCTTGCGCGATATGGGTTGGTCAGTTCATCGGGCGGGAAATCCGCTGGCTGAACCATTACGAGGCGCAAGGACAGCCCTTAGCTACCCACATCGCATGGATGAGGGCGAATGGCTACGCAGACGCGCTGTGCGTCCTACCGCATGACGGCGTTCAGAACGACCGCGTTTACGACGTGAGTTACGAAAGTGCGCTTCAGGCTGCTGGCTTCGAAACGGAAGTCATCAAGAACCAGGGCAAGGGCGCTGCAATCCAGCGTGTGGAAGCGGCTCGCAGACTGTTCCCATCGATGTGGTTCAATGAAGCGACCTGTTCGAATGGCATAGACGCCATCGGGGCCTATCACGCGAAGATTGACGAAACACGCGGCGCTGATCTGGGGCCGGAACACGATTGGTCCTCACACAGCGCTGATGCGTTTGGCATGGCCTGCGTAGCCTACGAACAACCGAAGGTTGGCAAATCGACATGGAAGCAGCCGGACACGAAATGGGTAGCTTAAGTGCAAAGGGCTACTGACATGACCTTTACTGCTCTGTTCATGGGTGGGCCATACCACGGCAGGGTCAAGCCTGTTGTTGGTTGTTTTTGGGTCGAGCTTCCAAACAGGGATAGGTATCGGGCTGTGCGGATAGCTGACGGCATAATCACATATGAGTTAGATATTGGGGCATTCCCATATCAGGCGCGGCGGCTGGTTAACTGATGGCCCTTCCTGACGTAGCCGAAGACTTCAAGGCGTCGTTCCATTCGATGCTATGGGACGCGATTCAGTTCGACCGTGACGAGCGGGAGGCGCATCGCGTTCGTGCGCTGGAATACGTGCGCGCGGTCATGCAGGATACGCCTGCCGAAGCTGGCCGGTCGAAGATGACCACGAGCGAACTTGCGGACGTTATCGGCTGGCTCATGCCCGGCCTGATGCGCATATTTGCTGGTTCCGCGAACGTGGTCGAATACCAGCCGAGCAGGCCCGGCACAGAGGCGCAGGCACAGCAGGCCAGCGACTATATCAGCCATGTGTTCATGAACGAGAGCGGTGGCTACAAGGTTTTGTTTCAGGCTATCTATGATGCGCTTCTGGTTCGCAATGGCGTGGTCAAATACTGGTGGGATAGCGAAAAAAAGGGCACGAGCGAAACGCTGGCCAATGTCTCGCCTGAACAGATCGTCCTGTTGCAGCAAGCCCCGGATGTAGAACTTCTAGGTGCGACGGAAGGGGATGATCCGGGAACCTTCACGATCAAGGTTCGGCATATCGAGAAACGCGGTTGCCTCAAGGTCGAGGCAATCCCGCCGGAAGAATTTCTAATCAGCCGCAGGGCTCGGACGCTCGACAGCGCACCGTTGGTTGGTCACAGGACGTATTGCACACGCTCGGACCTGATTGCTGATGGGTATGACAAGGCGGCGGTTGACGAGCTTCCGATTGCGAATTTCACGGATCGGGAGATAACCGACCTTTCGCGCGGTCGTCTCGATACGCAGCCGCACACGGCTTACGAACACGCTCTCGAGCAGATTGAAAAGTTTGAATGCTACGTGAAGCATGACATTGACGGCGATGGCGTTGCCGAACTGTGTCAGGTGATTGCGGCTGGCAACCATTCTAGCCCGACGATCCTGAGCTTGGAAGAATACCCGGACGAAGCGCCGTTTGCTGACTTCGTTTCGAACATCGTCCCGCATAGCTGGCAGGGCCGGTCTGTGTCAGATGATGTTATGGACGTTCAGCGCGTTTGCACTGTGCTGCTTCGCCAGACGCTGGACAACATCTACCTGAGCAACAGGCCACAACGCGCGGTTGATGCAAAGCAGATCGAAAACCCGGATGAAGTGTTGAACCCGTCCATCGGCGGGACTATCAGGACCAAGGGCGATCCTCGCGCGGCTATTATGGACCTTGCCATTCCGTTTACGGCGGGGCAGTCTGTGGAACTGATGCGGTTTTTTCAGCAGCTATTGCAGGCTCGCACAGGCACAAACCAAGCGTCGGCGGTCATGGATGATGGGGCGCTGGTCCCTGAGACTGCCACAAGCCAGCAGATCGAACACGATGCAGGCTTTGCGCGGCAGGAACAGATCGCCCGCAACATTGCCGAAGTCGGCATGAAACGCATGTTCAGGGCGCTTCTGAGGCTCATCAAGCGTCATCAGGATCGGCCCCGCACTATTCGCATGTCGGGCAAGTGGGTGGACTTCGATCCTCGCACATGGGACAGCGAAATGGAAGTGTCCGTTAACGTCGGGCTCGGCACGGGAACGCGCGAACGTGATTTGAAGATGCTCGGAGCCATCGGCCAACAGCAGGAAAAGATCATTGCGCAACTCGGGCCTGATAACCCGGTTGTTCCGCCGTCCAAATATGTGGCGACGCTGCACAAGATGGTGACGGCGACCGGGCTCAAGGAGCCGGACCAGTATTTTGCCGATGTTGACGACCAGCAGTTCAAGCAGTGGCAGGCCAGCAAGCCCCCGCCGCCGCCTAATCCGAAAGATATGGCTGCGGCACAGAAGGCGCAGGCCGATATCCAGGCGAAGCAGATGAAGACGCAGGCCGACATTCAGTTGAGCCAGCAGAAATTGCAGACGGATACCGAACTCAAGAAATACGAACTTGAGCAAGAGGCCCAACTGAAGGCGCTCGAAATCGCGTCGGGCCATGTAACCGCCCATGCGTCGAATATCAGGGCTGTGACGCATGGATGATGTTTCATGCCGGTTGTAACAATCGCGAGCCGAAGCGCCTACAAGAAGCGCGACGACAAGCACAGGCGCGCTTTCAGCCTTGTAGGCGAGATTGGGCCAAGCGATGCGATGGCCGAAGCGGCCTTAGCCGCCCGCAAGATGGAAGTAGCGGCACATGGATAACATCGACCGCGCAGCCCGCGCGATCCGTGCCAAGCAGATTACCGAAGACGAATTGTTCATTGCTGCGTTCGAACAGGTCGAGCGCGATGCGGTTGAGGACATGCTCAAAGTGTCGTGGTGGAACGTGAAGCGCCTGAGCGCTCATGCAGCCCGCATCAGAGCCATACGGGATGCGCGCCAAGCCATTGAGGCCGTCATGATGGACGGGCCGGACATGGCAGCGCGTGACAGGCGGCTAAAGGCAATCGCCTAGCCGCGTTTTTCACGGGTGACACATGGGAATCTTGGACAGCAACCCTGCTGATGCCGGGACTGTGCAGACCGACTCTGCCGCGAACTTGGAAGACAAGAGCGTTGCGGAGTTGTTCGCAATGGAAGAGGAAGCCGATGAGGCCAATCCGAACCCTGTAGCGAGCGAAAGGCCGGATAAGCCCGGCAAACAGGCTGAAGAGGAAGCCGAACCGGAGGCCGTAGAGGCTGAAGGCGAGGGTGAACCTGACGCCGAAGAATCGGACGATCAGCAGGAAGAGCCTGACGCCAAAGCGGACAGTGACGCCATTGAAATAGATGGCAAGCGCTGGACCCGCGATGAGTTGAAGGCGAGCCTGATGATGCAGGCCGATTACACGCGCAAGACGCAGGAAGTTGCCGAGCAACGCAAGGCAATGGACACAGCCGTCGAGCGCTTGTCGAAGCAGGACGAGAAGGCGAAAGCTGATTTAGGCTTCGCAATGTCTGTCCTTCAGGCAATTCTGCCACCCGAGCCCGATCCGAGCATCATCCCGAATGATCCGGTGGGCTACATGCAGGCCAAGGCAGCCCGCGACGAAGCGATGAAGGTCATTCGTCAGTTGCAGTCGCAACAGGCTACCTACAGCCAGCAGCAGGAAGCGCAGACCCGCGAGCAATCCGCACAGGCATTGCAGGCTGAATGGCAAGCCGCCGTTCAGGTAATGCCGGAACTCGCAACGCCAGAAGGCAAGACGAAGTTCAGGGAAGAGGCGATCAAGTTCGGGAAGGAATGGGGACTGGAACCGTCTGAAATCGACGGTATCGAATCCGCCAAAGCCCTTCGCGTATTGAGAGACGCAATCGAGTTTCGCAAGCTGAAGGCGAATGCGCCCAAGGCTGTGCAGACTGCGAAAGCCGCTCCGAAGATCGCCAGACCCGGAACGCGCGAACAACCCGCCGGAACCCCTCTCGCAAGGCTTCAAAAGCTTGGCTCTGACCCGAAAGCGTCAGTGGCTGATATTTTCGCAGCTATGGAAGAGGACTAACCTCAATGACTATCGCAACCGGCACTTACACCACGTATGCCACGGTCGGCATTCGCGAACAGCTTCTGGACAAGATTTATCGTATCTCCCCGGAAGACACGCCCGGCATGTCCATGATCGGACGCGCCAAGGCGACCAACGTCAAG